TTGATACGTGCTGTCCTTAAATCTGATGTAAAACTTCCAATTGGTAACACCCTTGATAAATCTGGACAAGGTGGAGGTTCTTCTTCTTTCTTCTTTTCTTTAACAGGTGGTGTTACTTTTGTCTCTTGCCTTTTTGTTTCATTCTGAACAGGGTTACTCTCCGTATATATCAACTCATTCATATCAAATCTTATTGGATCGAATGACGGAATCTGGCCTTCTGGACAGGTGGTAAACGTACCATTAGGATCTGCTATTAACAAAGAAGGATTACGTGTTACTTTTAGATCTCTATGAAATAAGTTACAGCCTGGTATCTGTCCTCCTAATTTATGTTGTGTAAAGAAAGGAGTTTGTGGTATATCAACACTAGGAAGCGTTATCTGCGGTATCTTTATCTCTGTCATAGTTAGGGAAGTAAACCTCTACATAAGATTCACATTTTGGACAGGAGAGATTAGTAACCATTGCATATTCTTCTGCAAGTATAGGTTTAAGCTCTTCAACGCTATGATCTCCGCCCCAAATTAATTCTGTTTGACAATGCCAGCAGTTCATCTGTTAAATGGAATAGAAACACCTGTTGAACTTGGCATCGCTCCATCTAATGCTTTTGGCATCATTCCTGATACCTTACTCATAACTTTCTCCATCATCATCTTTTCAAACTGTGGGCTGGTTATGTAA